TGTATTCTGTCAAAAGTCCCATTCCATGATCCCACAACCAAAAGTAATTTAAATCTGTTTTCATTGACCATACCGTGCATGGATGATTGACCATAGCAGGAAGACAAAGAACTGAATTCATTTCCGAGTCGGGATGAACCCAATGCTTGATCTTTCGATTGCTTGCTGTCACACGGATAGTTTCTTTGCCGTCAAGCACACGATGGGCAGTAGACAGCATCTGCGCTGTTTCTACGATCATCTTGACAACATGCTTGTCACAGAGGCTATGTGCTGCTGTGTATGGATTTTCATCAACTGCAAATATATTCATTCGTCAGTCCATCCACTTGCCGTGCTTCCATACATGCCACATTCTGTGGGTAATAATAGCCCACCCCAAGCCGATCCAACTGTCTGACTTGTATTCTCCTGCGGGGCACTTCATCATGTATCTTGTTTTTTCAACAGCGCCTCCGATAAAATCGGAGGATTGAAATTGAATAGGTGTTGCATTTTCTGCAACAGGAGGTTCGATGTAAGGCTTTTCTACCTTTACTGTCTTGGGGCCACGAATCTTTCGAACGACTTTCTTGGAATTACTCGTCGTCATTGTTGTTCAACTCCTGCACATTTTCTTCTTTGACCCAAAAGGTTTCAGGGCCCCACTCGTCGCTGTGAGTGGTGACAAGAAACTGCTTTCCCCAATTTGGGTGAGTCTCTACTTTGCGAACGGTGGCGGTCTTCTTTTCGTCAAGCAACCAAACTTTCATTTGTTTCCTTTTGTAAGGAACCTAATAATGAGCAATCCACATTAGATTGCAATAGAAACGATTATACATCACTTCTCAACCCGTGTCAAGAATGCTAAATAGAATAGGAGGTATATCATGCCATTTCAACTATTGTCCATTCCTGAGATTCTGAAAAAAGTCTCCAAAGCAGACAGCAGAGAAGAAAAGATTAAAATTCTTCGTGAGAACAACTCTCTCGGAGTAAAGCAGATTTTGCACTATGCATTTTTTGATTCTGGAAAGTGGTATCGGGAGGATCTTCCCCCGTTTACACTTGATGAAGCACCTGAAGGACTCAGCGTTGCAAACCTGTTCAACGAAGTGCGAAGACTTTATTTGTTCAAAGAGTCTTACAATCTTCCGAAAGAAAAGAAAGACATTCTTTTGATTCAGATGCTTGAGGCTCTGGGGCGAGATGAAACTACCCTCATCAAGGATTTGTTCAGCAAGAACTTTACGAAGAGATATGCATTGAACAAGAAACTTGTTCAAGAGGCTTTCCCCGAAATGGCTAATTCGGTAATTGCTTCTTGAGTGCATAACGAGCAATAAAGTAGGAATCTACGATGTCGGAAACAGGACTGCCGCAGTCCTTGCTTTCCTTGTCCATTTCCTTCATCAAGTTTATTTTGGTCAATTCGTGGAAAGCAGAATGCATGATGCATTTGTCGGAATTTCCCTTTCCGGTTGCAAACTTCTTCAATGCGGTAGGGGTAACGGTTTCGAATCGAATTTTGTTTTTCCATAACTTATGCTTCAGCAGACCGCAGTTCTCTCCGATATGAAAGACCTTTCCCTTGGCACCCATGGCATAATCCTCTATGACGAGGTGACTCACATCCCTGCACTTGGAAAGAGTCCAATCAGAGATCATGTCGTATCTTTGCTCGGAGCAGAGGAAATCGGGATAGGGATCACCGATGCAAACAAATGTTTCGGAATTGCCGGTGACGAAAGAGTGTTTGGTTTGGTTTCTTTTGACAGATGTGAGAAACCAACAAACGATGTTATTTCCGTCAATCATCGTCACGGCGGGTGATGTCATCGAATAATCGATACCAAATACTTTCACAGAAGTATGTATTGCACTTGAAACGATATGGGGTATACTTTGTCTATGAACATCGACAAAATAAAGGAAATGGCAGAGAAGGACTTGGCAATCGACGGCACCGAATTGGGTGACGAATCCAATCGCATTCCGCAGTTGCACGGCAAGTATCTCAACATATATCATGACGAGACTCTTCTGCTCAAGAAGTTGGAAACAGACTACCGAACTTTGCGAAAGCAGAAGTGGGAATACTACAACGGCAAGATGTCGCAGGAAGACCTGAATGCCCTTGGTTGGGAGCCTTTCGGTCATCGCATTCTTCGACAGGACATGGATATCTACATGGAAGCAGACGAAGACATTATTCGCCTGACTTCCAAGATCGACCTTCAGAAAGCAAAGGTGGACTACCTTGATTCGATTCTGAAGGGAATCAATAACCGCCAATGGGTCATTCGCAACAGCATTGAGTGGCGAAAATTCATGAGCGGGGTGTCCTAAATACATTGAATGGCTATAGTTGAAGTTCGCAGCATGAATTCCGCCAATCTTCGTGTTGTCACGGAGAACGGAATCGCTTATGAATTGCAGCAATACTTCACATTTGATGTTCCCGGTGCAAAATACACCCCCGCATACAAGCGCAGGGTATGGGACGGCAAGGTTCGTCTTTTCAATGCATATTCAGGACTTCTCCCCGCAGGGTTGGTCGATTATCTTGCAACATTCTGCAAGGATCGTGGCTATCAACTCCAAATGGATTCCACCGTTGCGGAACCAGAGATCAAGTTTGACTGTGATGGCGTTCGTAAATTCATACAATCCCTGAAGCCTACTGCGGACGGTCAACTTCTTGAACCACACGAACACCAAGTCGATGCTGTCTGCCATGCCCTGAATAGGTCACGATGTGTCCTGCTTTCCCCGACTGCAAGCGGCAAGAGCCTTGTGATATATTCTCTTTGCAGGCACTATCAGAATGTCATTCCGCCCGACAAGAAGATTTTGATCGTTGTTCCCACCATATCATTGGTCGCACAACTCTATTCCGATTTCAAGGACTATTCTTCTGCCGTCGAATGGGATGCAGACAAGAATTGCCATCGCATTGTCGGTGGCGAATCCAAGTTGACGAACAAGCAGATCGTCATCTCCACATGGCAGAGCATCTATAAATTGCCTCGCACATGGTTTGACAATTTTGAAGTTGTCATCGGTGACGAAGCACATCTGTTCAAGGCACAGAGCCTGAACAGCATCATGAACAAGTTGATTGAATGCCCGTATCGAATCGCTCTTACAGGAACATTAGACGGCAGCAAGATTCACAAATTGGCAATCGAAGGACTGTTTGGGCCCGTGCATCGGGTTGTGACTACCAAGGAATTGATGGAGAGAAAACTCCTTGCATCGTTGCGTATCGAATGCCTTCTGCTTCGCTATCCCCCCGAAGTCCGAAAGACTGTATGTGGATTGGACTATCATGGCGAAATCGAATGGTTGGTCAATTGCGAAAAGAGAAACGAATTCATTGCATATCTTGCCTCTGCGACAAGGGGAAACACTCTTGTGCTGTTCAATTATGTTGAAAAACACGGAAAGCCCCTGTATGAACTTATCGAGAAGACAGCAATCACGCAGATAGAGGATCGAAAGGTATTCTTTGTTGCAGGCGAAACAGAACTTGAGCAAAGAGAAGGAATTCGAAACATCGTGGAAAAGGAAAACAATGCGATCATTGTTGCATCCTATGGAACCTTCAGCACAGGCATCAATATTCGTAGCCTGAAGAATGTCATATTCGCAAGTCCCTCCAAGAGTCGAATTCGCATTCTTCAGAGTATCGGAAGGCAGTTGCGTAAGTGCGAAGGAAAGCATGTTGCCAAGTTGTATGACATCGCGGACGATCTGCATCACAAGGATACATTGAACTATACGCTTCGTCATTTTCTGAAGCGAGTAAAGATATACGAATCCGAGCAGTTTCGCTACAAGTTGATAAAGATGCCGATAGACATGAAAATCCAAAGACCGAAAGAGGAAAAAACATGACACAGGTTTATCCAATTCGTTTGGTGAGGATGTTGACGGGCGAGTTGATTGTTACAGGAATCTATGATGCAGGCAAGGGATCGTATGTTTTCGAAAAGCCAATGGTATTGGTAGTGACACCCATTGGAAAGCCAAAAAACGATCCCGATCAGCCACAGGAATACAGCGTCATACTACGGAACTGGATGGAGTTCACCGATGATTCATATTTCATTGTAAACAAGCAAGGGGTTTTGACCATAATGAAACCATGCAAGCAACTGATGTCTGATTACACCCATGCAAAAATCAATTCAGACATAATGGATGACATGATGGAAAATGGAATGGCGCAGGGCAAGACCGTCGAAGACCTTGAATCGGATGAAGACGATGATTTGGAAATTCAACCCGGTGAGGAGGACTTCTATGATGAATTTCCGGGTTGGGGCGGCGATCCTCGCCTAGGTTCCTAAGTTACTTAAGGTATCTCTTAGAATATATCTTAAGAAGTAACTATAAGGACCTAATTGTTCCCTCTTGAACCTCAAGAGTATCTAGGAACTAGAAGGGGTAAATTGTCTTTGATTCGAAAAAACTAGAAAGAATTCTTACAAAGTGATTGTGGGTTTTTGCTTTACATGAGTGACGATTCGTGTTATATTCCCCCACAAAGGAAAAAGGGAAATGAATGCCTAAACGAAGAGAAGGAACACATTACATAGACAACAAAAGATTTCTTGAGGAACTTGTGATACACAAGAAGGCTGTGGCAAAGGCAAAGAAGTCAGGAATCAAGCCACCCGGAGTAACCAATTACATCGGTCAATGTTTTCTTGACATTGCCAACAACTTAGCCAAGAAGCCAAACTTTGCGAATTACACATACAAGGATGAGATGATCTCGGACTCGGTTGAGAATTGCATCATGTATGCAACCAACTTTGATCCAAAGAAATCAACTAATCCTTTTGCGTTCTTCACGCAGATCATCTATTATGCATTTCTACGCAGAATACAGAAGGAAAAGAAACAACTCTTCATCAAAATGAAGTGTTTTGAGCAGAACGACCCAACGGGCAAGTTTCGCAATTGGATGGAAGACCAGCACATGAATTACGAGGATTCCTCCCAAAGCCCGTATGTTGAATTCATACAAAACGATTCCTATGCATCGGAGTCGATGAAACAAAAGAAAAAGAAGAAAAAGAAGTTGAAGTCCAAGCCGACATCCCGCTTGGACGATCTATTGGAAGAAGCATGATAGCGATCATCAACGATACTCATTTTGGCGCAAGAAACGACAGTCCCATATTCCTTGAACATTTCATGGAATTTTGGGAGAAGACATTTTTTCCATACCTGAAGGAAAAGGGAATCAAGAGAGTCATTCATCTCGGTGACTTCTTTGACCGAAGAAAGTATGTCAACTTTCATACCCTAAATCAGGTTCGGACTCGATTCCTTGAGCCTATGCACAGCATGGGCATACAGATGGACATCATCCTCGGAAACCATGATGTCTTCTTCCGTAATACCAATCGGGTGAATTCCATTGCGGAACTCCTTGAGAAGTATTCAAACATTCGTCTTCATTCAGAACCAACCACAGTCGAATTTGATGGATTGGAAATTGGGTTGGTTCCATGGATCACGAAAGACAACAGCACTCGGTGCATGGAATTCATAAGAAAGTGTCCTGCAAAGATTCTAATGGGACATTTTGAGATCAATGGGTATGAGGTTCTTCGTCT